CGGTAACGAAATGAAGAAGCGCGGATATTCTAAAGGTTCTTATAGAGGACATGGACAATATAACTGGGATAAGACTCATAAACCTACTAACGAATCAGATGATATGGATACAGACAATGCTCAAAAAGCTGTAAAGCATGACTGTGCTACACACGTTGTTCATAAAGAGCATGGCGAAGGCCGTTGTGTACCTGGTATGCATACTCTTGAAGAGAATGAAGACGGTACAGGTTATGTAACTCATTATGACGTAATGTTTAGCGGCGAAGAAGGCCCTTACATTGTTGAGGATTGTCCAGTAGAAGTTCTGGAAATCGTTAAAGAGATGCATCACGGTCATAAAAAGAAGAAGTGAGGCTATAATGCAAGAAGGTAAAAAACCAGGATTGTGGGATAATATCCATGCTAAACGTAAACGTATTAAATCCGGATCGGGAGAGAGTATGCGTAAGCCAGGATCAAAGGGTGCACCAAGTAAGCAAGACTTTAAAGACGCTGCTGAAAGCACTGACGCTTATGGTAAGTCTATGGAAAGAATAGCTGATAAGAAAAAGAAAGATGCTATCACTACTTCTGATAAAGATAAGCTTAAGAAGCTTTCTGATATGATGAAGAACGCTAATGAAGGTGCAATGAGTCGTTTAGATGTACAGCGTAAAGAGCGTGAACGTCTAGGTAAAGACAAAGTGAAAGGGTCTGGAATGGATACCTATAAAAAGAAAACTAGTGAGCCGAAACGTTCTCTATCTCGTATGGAGAATGTAGAAGAAGCTAAATTTGGCTCTGAACATGGTTATAAAATTAGCCATGAGAAGAGTGTAAAAGGTGGTTATAGAGCTAAGCTAGTTAATCCAAAAGGTAAGGTTTCTTATCTCGGAGGCACATCGTATAAAAAGCCATCACATGCTAAGGGCGAAGCTCAAGCATACCATGATAAATATTTTAACTCGCCTGGTATGAAAAATAATGACCGCGGCGCGCAAAACGCAGTAACTGATTACAGACGGAAAAATCAACAACACGTGCATGAAGACTTAGAGAGAGATGGACCTAAGCATAGCTTTAACTTTAGAGTTCCAACGTCAAAAGCTGCTATGGCTTATAGCGCTAAAAAAGCTGCTGTACGTAAAGCAATGAATAAAAAGAATGATCCTGGTGCAGATAAAAAAGGTTATGCCCTTTCAGTAACAGATAAAGCAAAAGCTGCTAAGAAGAGGAGAGAGCATATGGCCAAGAATGAATCTACCACATATAATGTAAATGTTGCTGGAGAAGGCGGTACTCAGGTAAAAGCTAAAACACCTAAGCATGCTGCATCTAAAGCATTTAAGAATATGGGGATTGCTCAAAGACATCGCTCAAAAATTAAGCACACTGTTACTCCTCATAAAGAAGAAGTACAAGTTGACGAGTATATTACTGGTAAGCAGATTCGAATGGCTAAAGGTATTGCTAATGATCCTCGTCATAAAGGTGGCGATCATACAGGCGCATCTAAGAAGATGGAAAAGATTAAAAAAGGTCTTTCAAATCACCCTGCTGTAGCTAAAGCACTTAAGAAAGCTAATGAAGAGAGAGAATCAATCTTATCATTCATGGAAGTAGCAGGCCAAAGAGGTCGTCCTAAGAAGGGTGAAATGGCTCAATCTGATCAGCATATTATTATGCAGTTAAGATCAGCACAAGATATGCATCGTATGGGCGGTGATAAGCATATTACGTTTAGTGGTGGCCAAAAAGCTAAAGTTAAACCGCATCATGTGAATGCCATTTTGACTGCACATGATAAATTAAACCCTATGGCTAAACGTAAGTTAAGAGCTGCTATTGGTCGTAATCCACAGGGATTGACTAAAGTAGGTAATATGCTTACGAAGAAACGATAAATAAAGATACATTAAGGAGATTAAAATGGCTTTATATGGAAAAAGAGACCAACTCTCAGACGCACCTAAGTTTGTTGTGAGAGCTGATACCGGTGAATCCGGTCAAGACCAATTCGGTAACACTGTATTTGGTGTGGATGCTGCCGAAGTAGGTGTTAAGCAAGAAGCAACACATTCAGGTTGGGTTCGAGTAACTACTGGTTCAGGCGGCCGTGCTGGACGTAAGCAGTATGAAGTGCTTGTTGCTGGTGGAATTGAAGGCGATGCTACTGACTTTGTTGGTGGTGCAGCTAATTCAACTGGTACAGCTGACGATTCATCTTTCGCTGACGCGTAAATTAAAGAGTAATATAATATGGCTAAAAAATTAACTGAGTTAAATGCAGTTACAGAAGTAGCGGCTGGTGATATCTTTATGATTGTCACTGATGTGAGTGATTCATCTTTAATTGAAACGAAAAAGATTACTGCTAATAGTCTTGCGAATACGTTATATACAGTATCTAATGGGAATAATATCACTGCTAATATTGTCGGTGGTACTATTTCCATTGGTGTTAATGATATACCATCAGTTCGCAGACTCAATTTTAGATTACCTACTACACCTGCAAATAGTTCATATATTTCTAATACTGTATCTCTGCAGCAGGGAGATGCTTTCTATGATGATGGATATTTGTACGTAGTAACTAGTAATACAGAAATTAAGAGGGTTGTGCTAGGCTCTTTCTAGTTGCATAAATATATGT